CTGATAAATGATGTGCTTGTATTTTTGTGACTTCAATGGTTCCATTGATTCCACTTGTTCAGGTGTGATTATGTCCGACCCGTCATAATCTTCATCATCCAAGTCATAAGCAACTTTGGAGAGACAGTGTGCGTATAGGTCGCCTGGTCCGAGGCGCTGTCCAACAACCGCCAGTAGCCCACCTGGGTCGCAACGTGCTTCTGCCACGTTGTCCCATCTTTCAAGAAGTTTATCTCTGGCGACAGATTCACGGGCGTTATCAGGTGAAGCCACGTCGTCAAATAGGCAGAGGTCGGCACGATGTCCGATGAACTCTGCTTCAATACCGTAAGCACGAACAGTCGGTTCCTTGTTGTCAAGTCCATTCCCATCTAGTTGTTCCACTACAAACTCATCGGCTCGCCACAATGCACCTTTATCGGTTGGTTTGAACCTGCCGTAGTCAATTGATAGGCATCCTTGTGCGTCTTGTGCTAATCCTTTGCGTACCAGTTGGGGGTCTGGCTGGATAGGCATAGGACGTTCAAGTGTTTCACGGATACGGCGGGAGTACAACTTCGCCATGTTTTGTGATACAGACCCAATCATGATACGGATTTTTCGGTCACGAACAATCGCCCATACAGCAACATCGTGGAACAGGGTGGACTTGCCCGCACCTGGGGGGACGTTCACTACAACGAATTCTTTTTCTTCGGACTCTAGAAGTTTTACTAGTTCTAGTGCGGCTTCTACTTGCCACGGGGATGGGACACGTCCTAGGTAATACTCACGGAAGAAAGCAAAGTCTTCTTTGCCGTGTTGCGCTTCAGGGCATAGCCTGTCGTCAGGTACAGCAGATGGCAAATCAATTGCATCCATGAAGGCGTTGTATTCATCACGTTGCTCGCCACCCTCGTTGCGTCTTACCTTGGCTGCTTTAGCGTCTGTTTCTTTACGGAGAGCCTCGGCTGCTTTTGCTTTCGCTACCCACTTGGAACCAGTATTAACATGGATGCCAGCAGTCCTAGATGCTTGGGTGATTGTTTGTCCAGCAGTGATGGCTGCAAAGAATTTGGCTTTATCCGCAGGGGATACAGTTCGTTTTGTTCCCATACGGGTTTACCACTTAACTTTGTCAGCCCAGTATGCGGCAGACATTTTTCCTTTGGATATGTTACCAGCGTGGCGGGCTTTGAACGCTTTGTTCCTAGCCGAACCTTCTGGTGAACCTTTTACACCTTGTTGACCAAACCGAATTGTTTTCACCTGGTCGCCTACTTTGGCTACAACTACGTGTGACTTCGTTGGGTGACTGGGTGTTGCCTTTGGTTTGTTGAAACCAGTGACACCTGCTCGTTTAAGACGAGGGTCTTGGGGCATTACTTCTTCTTTTTCTTCTTAGAAAGAACCGCACCTATTGCGATAGGGATACCTAAATCTTCTTGAAGGACAGTTTTCCCAGAAACGTTCATGCCTCGGATAGACGAATAACTTCCTGCTGCGTTGGCGCTACCTGAGTAGGAACCTTTGCCCATCAAAGATGAAGAACTTGCAGAAGAATAACTGTTTGCGACAGAAGGATTAGGTGTGGTGTAGGTACCTTTACCTGTTAAGGCACTGCCCGTTACTTTAGGTGCGGTTCCGCTAACAATTTTTCCTACAAGCGATTTAATGACTGGACCGCCAACAGCAATACCACGGGCGATGTTTTGTGCTTCGGAAAGTTTACCGCCGCTGCGGAGTGTTGATTTCGCTGGTTTAACTGTGTTACCAGCGACAGGCTTTGGTGTTTGCCAATCAACCTTTTGACCTTTGTAGGTTGCTGTGGTCTGAATAGATGGCTTCTTCTTGCTTGCTTCTTCTGCTTTACGGAAGTCTGCTGCTGATGCTGGTTTCTTTTTTGCTGCCATGTTGCAAGAGTATCAGATGAGGTGTACACTCGTCTACAACTTCACAAGTCCTCCCCGATGGGATATCGGCAAGGCAGGCATGGCGGTACATCGGTTGCATGATGCGGCGCATTTAATACACGGGAACGTGGGTTGATGTTCCCTGCAACCAAGCCTCATTAAGTAGTTGATGCCCCTGTTGTGTAAGTGGGACAAGCAGCGTTACGAACGTCATCTCGTAGACCTTTTGGTGTCGGCTTAAAATCTTGGCTACGGCGACCATCCACTTTGAGTGGTAAACCGTGGGGGGAGTTAACACATCTAGATGGCTGGTTGTTCTGGTTAGGGCTACCGCCCTTGCTTCGCTGCGGTTGGTCACAAAGAAGACGTGAGCAAGTTGGTACTGCTAGTAAAACCATTCGGGTGACTTTTTCTTTTTTCCTTTTTTCTTTTACTAAGGCTGTTTGTCTCCAGCCTGTGAATTGCACAGAACGTGCAACGGCTCGGACCATACGTAAAACTCTAGGCTCCATCCGCTTCAAGAGCCAACACACTTTAACCACGCACAGTAGTCAACCCCCACTCAGAGTCACACACCACCAAACCAGGCAAAAGAGTGAAACCCTCTCTCAACAGTATGATATATATATAGGGGGGAGTGCCTCGGCAGATACCCCAGTTGCTTGTTGCTACGCACCTAGGAAAGATAGTTGCAAATGCAACAACATCGTTCCCTATCTTTAATCGCTAACTACAGCAAGCACCCCGCTACCCCCAGCAAACTAAAAAAAATAGGTAGGGGCACCTAACAACTGCCTATGAACGATAGGCGAACGTGTGTTCGTTGTTGGTTGGTGTGACGGAAGTCACGGTGGAATTGGGTGGGGTTGGCGGTAGGCTCTCGCAGACCGAACATGTGTTCGTGTTTGGATACCCTTGGGGGTATGTTTGGGGGTGTGACGGAAGTCACATAGAAAAGACTTGACAAGTGGGTCGGGTTCCTGTAGTGTTGTACATATCAACGGGGAGCCGATTAGGAGCCCTAGAGATAGTGACAAAGGTCACACAATAAATACTTGACAAAGTGTGCAACGCTTGATAGAGTAGTTACCAACAGATAGGGAAAATGTTTCACGGGAAACATTACGAAAGGGAAAACAAAATGGTACAAGGCAGGCATTACATAGTCACTAATTGGCATAGTGACCAACCCAACAAAAGAATGTCCGTATGGACAGATATTGTGACCGATACAAAAGTTGTCGGGCACGTAACAGAAGAAGACTACCCATTCACCACTTGTTCTACCTGGCTACGCAGTCAGTGTGATGAATGGACATGGACAGAATACGAAAGGTAAAATGTTTCACGTGAAACATTAGAAAAAGGGAAAATATAGTGACTACTTACTACATGAAAACATGGACAGTGCTAGGACATACCTTTAATGGTTCCGCTTACTGTCTAGACCATACGCCTACCGTTAGGTATGCGCAAACTACACGAGATATGCCACAACCTATCTTCGCTAGTGACGAATGTCACGATATGACTTGCGATATCTGCCACGAAGAAATTGGGGAACAATAATGCTAACAACACTCAACAAATACTGTTCACGTTGCGATATGGATACGCCCGAATATAGAGCCTCATACCGTACCGATATGTTTACGCCTAAATGGTCTACGCCTAATGGTGAAGAATTGTTAGAAGATATCTGCCACCAATGTAAATGTGACCTAGAACACATGGCAGATAACGGAAAAATATGGGAACTATTTTTTCAACGCCGATTTACTACAACTAAATACCACTACGACAGTGTGACAAAAGTCACAGAAGAAATACTTGACAACTAACAACCAACACGATACCGTGTTACTCATAGCCAACAGAAAGGGAAACTAAAATGGCTACAACAACAGAACAGACAACCAACTACAAAGTAGTTACGTTCAACGAGGAGGGGGAGATAATCCGAATCGTTACGTTCTCACTACAGGCAAACGCACAAGGCTACGCCTACCAAATGCTAGGAGCAGAAACCCACAAGGGAACGGTATGCTCCGCCCGTATTTTCTACGGACAAGAAACAGATTACTACGAAGAAATGGAATACTAAAAATGGAAACAACAACAGAACGAACAAGCGTGTACGCACCTAAAGCGGAGCATGGGGGCAAGTACCTCAGCGTGACGCAAATCAAACGCCACAACGAGGACATCGGGCATCACTTCTTTAGCCCCGACACTCTGCGATTTTTCAAGAGCAAAGTGTATGAAGACCTACATTTAGGTCGGTACTTCATCACTAGCGAAATGAACAACTACGCCACCAATGGACAACGTGAGTACACAATCCGATTAGCGGATGGTACGGGGAGCATTGACACGGTAGGAGAGTTCGGTCAGTACGCAAGCCTTAAGTCGGCACGTACAGCATTACACAAGATTCAAGAGGGGTGAACCAATGAGAACGGCAACAGAATTACAGAGCGCAATCGGAAAGGTTGCAGACTACAACAAAATAGACGGGGTGAGTTTCACCGTAGCAATCATCGACGCTAGGGAACGGTTCGGGAATACGGATTATCTCATAGCACCAATGTCGGGGACTGGTTCGGTGTGGGTGTCACACTGGTCGGTAAAGAATATCAGGTGAGCCTAACCTATAAATAATAGTTGCTCTATACAAGTAGATGTTTAACGTGAAACATTGAGTTAGTGAGTGTAACATATGTCACAAAATAAATACTTGACACTGGTACGGAATGGCTGTACCGTGTTACTCATAGCCAACAGAAGGGAAACATAATGGCTACATACACATACCGTGGTTACGTAATCGTAAAGCACGAACAAGGAACAGCAGGGACACCGCTAGGTCGTCAGGTGTGGTTCGCCACAACAGAGGACGACCATAGCCACCCAACACTAAAGGGTGTCAAGGTAATGATTGACATTCTACTAGACACACCACGGGCAGAGCGTGAAGCCCACCGTGATTTCATCATCGCATTGTTACAGAAATAGAAAGGGAAGATTAGAAATGGAAACATACGAAGTAACACGGGACGGGCGAACACTCGCCACATTCAGAACAGAGAACGAGGCGTGGCGTTATCTTCTACGCCAGCAGGGGCAGAGTATCTACTACGCCACACTTCGGGTGGTACGACATTATCTACCCCAACGGGTCAAGCCTTGCGGAATCAAACAAGAAGGTGGCGCAATGAACACAACAGAAAGAATCATCTTGAACGAGTGCCACGTATGTGGTGAACCTCACACCCTGAACCGTATGGTTCACAAGTGGGATTACTCATACTGCCTCACTTGTTGGCAGACAATAGACACAATCGTTACAGAGTTTAATAAAGAAATGGAAACAAAATGAACGCAAACAATGAACATATTTATATCGCCCTAATGTGGATGGGCATGGCGTTCGGTTCTATCTTCCTACTGATTTTGTGGGAGGCATGGCGAGATGTCAAGCGTGACCATAGGCGTGGCTCGTATGAGAGACACCCGTCACAACGTAAAGATTTGTATCACAACCACAACCGTGGTACGGTACAGAAGTAATCCATAGAAAGGGAAAACAACAATGGAAACACCTGATAAACAATGCGTGGTCTGCGGAGAGTGGACACCAACAGGGGCAGGCATCACGTTTGCCAGTGGTAGGTACTGCGCTACTTGCTACATCAATCAAGACCCAACAGAAGGAGAAGAACAATGAAACAACTAACAGTAGAAGACGTATCAGCAAAGGCGGTACGGTCAGCACAACTATGGCTAATGGGATACCTAGCCAACACAACAGACACCAACGCAGAGTATGACGAATGGAACCATAGTGACGGATGGGATTTAAACCTGTACCACATTGACGACAAGGTAACTGTCAGTGCATACGCAGTGGACAATGGGGAGACTAACGGTAGCCGTTGGGTGTGCGTAGCAGAGGGAACTGTCAAGGCACAGGATGACAATCTCATCAACGCATACAGGGAACTAGCCTCACAAATCTTGGGAGGTAAATAATGAACGGGACATACGAGATTGAATACCACGCCGACAAGTTCGCATGGAATGACAGCGAGATTGTCACAGTGGATGGCAGGTCTGCCCGTCAGAACCGTACCCCTGAGTGCCTCATTGAGTACGCCCGTGAGCAGGCACAGTACCGTGGGTGCTGGCGGTTCCGCATCACACAGGTCAAGGTAAAGCACATCACTGCTACGAAGGTGACAGGGATGGTGACGCACCTTATCTATGAGGAGGACTTGTCTGTACCTGAGGTGGTCGTGTCATGAGGTTTGCCCCTGTCTTGACGGTACGCAACAACCTGTCTGCTCTTGCCCGTGTGCGTAGGAGACACACCAAAAGGTACGTGATTGCTCGCAATAGCCCAAGGTCGCAACAGTATTACTGTATGCAACTAGATGGATACCGTTGGACTACCGTCAAGGAACGGGCTACCATCTTCCGTGGTCGGGACGCTGTAAACAACGAGATTGAATCCACATGGATGCAGTACGAAAGTAACTACACCATAGTTTCTATATAAAATCTGCTATCATAAGTAACGAACCCCCGCCTTGTCTCCCCTTCCGAGGTCGGGGGTTCACTTATGTCCTGATACGGACAGGTATCTGCTCATCCGCTAATGCGTAGCGTTCCTTCGGGGTCTTGCCGCCGAACATTCCATACCTACAACGCTGTCCACTTTCCTCTTTCATAGCGAACGCAAGACACTCATCACGTACCGCACATCGGTTGCAGAACTTCAACGCTTCACGATACACACTGTCTTGACCGCCAGGATTTTCGGGGAACATTACCGTGTATGGTACGCCCCGACATTCGGCTCGTTGTTGCCATGATGGTCGGTCTAGTATCACTTCTTTTTCTTTCTTTTGTTTTGTTGCAGGTCGTACTTTGCCTGCGTTGTTTTGTTTCTGTGGCATACACATGGACAGGTGTCGTGTGTGCGCTGGTCGTATGCGGTGATGGCTCTTAGGATTGTGCCACAGTGCGTACAGTCAGGATGTGAACGGGTGAACTCCCATTGTTCAGTCACCACGTTTAGGCATGTTCTTTTCTACTTCTTCCATCATGCGTGGGTCTTCATAGAGGCGCAGGATGTGGATACACGGGTCGTCCCCGTCATCCCACATGTCTAGTTCACGGTCTGACATCGGTTGCCCATCGTGGGTGGAGCAGACTGGCGGGGAACAAAAGCCATGTTCCCTGCCAATCGCAAGCCAGTCTTCAAAGAGCATCAGAATGGTTCTTCATCGGTGAAGTTGGATGAAGGCATTGGCTTACCAATCATGCCTGTCTGAGATACCGTGTCGCTGGTCTGGTCACGCACCCATGCGTTCCAACGGCATGACACACCCACTTCATCGGCAATCAACTTGGTTGTCTTGCCTTTGGTGCCGTCCTTCTTGGTGAACTCCTCTTGTTCGTAGCGTCCTGTGATGAGGACACTTGTACCTTTGGAGATGCTGTTCGCTACGTTCTCTGCGACCTTGCCGAAAACGATGACGTTGTGCCATGTTGTTTTCTTCTTGTCGTCCTTGCCATAGTTGTCTGCCACCGAGAAGGTGAGGACTGCGTTGTTGCTGGCTGAAAAGCGCAGTTCAGGCTCTTGCCCTACTGTGCCGTGGATGGTTATGTTATTCATTTGGTTCTTCCTTCTTTGGTTGGAGATTTATATGTCGCATTGCTTTCTTAGGGCAGGGATGCGAGGGTGGGTCTGTTAAGACCACGAATGTGGACATGGTGATACCGCATGATGGGCAGTGCCAGTCTGTTCGGGTGTTGCCCTTCATTGTTTCCATGTTACTACTTTGTTCCGCTTGTCACACGCCAGTGTCCTAGTCCACCGTTGTCGTATAGGTAGCGGGACACTTTGAGGTTGCACTCTAGGTTGAGCAGGGACTTCTTGGTCTGTCGGAATGGGCGGGAACAGACACGGGCTGTTACGGTCTTCCACGTTGAGTTCACTTGAAGCCCGCCGTAATCGTAGGAACCGTCACCGTTCTGTGAGGACACAGCCAGTGGATTGCATCGGCTCTCACGCCAAAACAGGTAACTGAATTGCTTGACTGGCAACCCGTGTCGGCGTAGTGCGTTCTCGTACTGCGGGCAGGACTTGTTTTCTTTTGCGTGGGCTGGTGCTGGTATGACCAGTGTGATGGCAATAAGGGATGCCGATATAATTTTTCGCATAGTGCCTCCTTGTGGCTACGTTTGCGCCCCGTTTCTCTAAGGCGAGTTTAGCCTAATCGTAGGCTTCGTTGGTTTGTAAGTCTTGAATGTGTTGTGGGTAAAGGAGAAATCCTTTTGCGGGGTTGTCGCTGTTGGGTGCAAAGTCACGTTTCTGTAACGTGCCACGGTTTAGTCTGAGATATTTCTTCAACCGTTGCACAGCAACAATGATGAACGCATCAGGTGCATACCTATACGCCCACCACGTAGCAGTCGTGACGTTGATACCTGACAACTTCCAACCTTTACCACCTGGGTTCTGCTCTGTCTCTACAGCCATACGCCCATTGCGGTATCGGTCTGCCTTCACTTCTACTGTGCCAGCGTTGAAGGCGTGGAAGAAATCAATCAGGTTCTGTTCACCTTCATGCCCGTATTCTAAGTCCGTTTTGAAATCAAACTTAGGGTTATACCCTGCTATTTCCAAGGGTTCTGCTCTGCTTTGTAATAGCCACGCATATGGCGTTCTCTCTTTAACTCTTCTGCAAGTCGTTCAATTTCACGACAAGCAATCAATGCAAAGTTGGGCAGGTATGCAATGTCATCTGTGTTGTCTGCCACCATCTTGCGGATAATGCCTACTAATTCACTGTGATACATACTGTAATTCTTTCTCTTGTTTTGTTGTGGGATTGTCAAAGCACCCACGGTAGAAGTCTTGACCCCAGATTTCAATAGGGTGGTAGCCCAGTCGGGTTGCCCATGTGTCGGCAGAGTAGATTTCTATTCCTTCTGCCCGCCACCTTGACTTGACACTTGATTCCACAGCACCGATTCGTTCGTCAAGGTCTAGCCTTGCGAGCAGTGGTGTTGCGTCTAGTCGTAGCCCTGCGTTGATGTTGGTTTCACGGTACTTCTTACGGTATGCCTGTGCTTCTGTGACACAGATGGTGCATCGGCATTTGTGTTTCATGTAGGCAGAACGCCCATGTTTGATGTCGGTTTTCATGTTTCTTTTCCTTCTCTAAAATACCACTGAGGTTTTGCTTCTACTTGGTATGTGTATAGATGTGCGCCATCTGTACTTTCCCATTCACTGTAGGCAGAAATTGCATACTCACGGCAAGACCATTCATCATCACCGTATAATGCTTCACCCATGTGGGTGCCTAAACGGTTTGCAATTGCTCGCCAATGGTCACGGTCTGTTTGCATCAACAAAAATTGGTCAAGGTTGTGTTGTGCAAGTTCGCCATTAATGCCAGCGATATTGACCCATTTAGATATTTCTTTTTTCTTAAACATGATTAGTCGCCACCCGTTCAAGACGAGAGACTTCAGCCTCTAACGCCCGAACCTGCATCGCTAACTGGTCACGTTCTTTCTCAATCAGTTGTGCTTGTGCCATCAACTTGTCAAAGTTGTGTCGCCAAAACCAACCGAATGTTCCGTCGTTCCCATAGCAGGCAGGCTCAACTGGTCTTGTAAGTCTGCTGTTCATTCTGCTAGTTCCTTTTCTTCTTGTAGTTGTAGCCATGTGTCAATGGCTTTACGTTCACGGTCTGATGGTGCCTGTAACCGTACAAAGTCTGACGCATTGTAGATACGGTTCATTAGACATTCAAAGAGTTCACGGCTTGCTTGTTCCATTATCCATTTCCTTTACTGCTTTACTGATGGCTTCGTACAGTGGGAACCACATGGTTCGTACATAGTTGACTTGCTGTTTGTGGTAGCCAGGTTTTCTTCCTTCGTCTGTTACAGCGTTGGCAATGTCTTGGATGATTGTTCGTAGGCGTTCAATCTCATCTGCTGCTTCATCCATTATTCCTAAAGCGGTACACCAATCTTGATGGTTGCCAAACTGAAGGAGTGGATAATTTTCTATCCGTAATCGGGTCACAATGTCATCAGTCATTGTTAAGTCCCTTCCAAATTACAAGCAAAAGTGGGCTAACCAAAATTGCAATAATCAAAACTGTTGCTGTGTTCTCATTCATTGTTTAAGACCTGTTCATTGTCTTGACAAGTACCACAACCACATTTAGGGCAGTAGGGCAATGCTTTCCAATACATAACATCTGCCCGTAGGCGTTCAATCTCATCGGCTTGTTTCGTCAACGCTTCAATCGACTTGCCTTGATGAAACTCAATTAACTCATCTTCTGACTTTTGCCAAATGTCCATGCAAACCTGCGCCTGTTTTAACAACTTGGTTATCTCAACATTCCATGCCCGTAGGCGTTCAATTTCATCGGCTGCATCTTGCATATCGAACGAAGCAGCAGTGAAATCCCAAATGCCTTCAAGTGCCTGTTGCCGTAGTCGGGTCACAATGTCATCAGTCATCAGAGACCTCCACAGATGAAAACATTTTGTAATACTCGTATGTCTCGCCAGTCTCCTCATCAATATGCAGACATAGTTCCTTGCGATGGGACCAGTTACCAACAATCTTGAAGCCTTCTTTAGTTGCACGAAAGATAATGTCTCGTTCAATAGTTTCTAAAAACTGCTTCTGTATTTCTTCTGGTACCTTCACAGAAATGTCGGTTGTTGCGCCGTATCTCTTACTCATTATTCACCACCTGTATTCTTCATGGACTTCTTGTATTTCTGCAAGCAGTTCTGCATTTTCTTTCCGTAGGCGTTCAATCTCATCGGCTTGTTTCGTCAGCACATGGACAACTAAAATCTACTGTGCATTGATGCTTTCTGATTCGGGTCACAATGTCATCAATCATCAGTAACCTGCCTGCTTCAACAACTTCACCATGTCCTCAAAACGCATGATGGCATACTGCTCTGCACCAGTGGCATGACCCTGACGTTTCACAACCAGCACACCGAAGTCTGCCCCTGCATTGACACGCTCAGCCTCAGTCTCCTGCAACCATCCCGACAGTTCATGTCGTTTCGCTGCTTTACATTCAATGACGAGAGGCGCACCACAGTTGATGTCGCCCTTGTCTAGATTGCCATGCAATGCACGACGTTCTGCATAGGGGAACCCGTTGTCACGCATGAAGCGGGCAATGAGAGTTTCAAATGATGTTCCTTTAGAACGGCTCTTTGACATTATCCATCGCCTCTTTCACTAACTGGCGTAACAGTTCTGACTTGGTGATACCGCCACGTACCTGACAGAGAAGTTCAATGTGGTACCACTGCTTAGTTGTGACACGCAACCCCATGAAACGAGTTGATGCAATCTCCCCATCTGGGTCTACTGTTCGCTTCGCACTCATTACTTACCTGCCTTTGCAGCAGTGAACGCCTTACGTAAAGCAGCCAGGTCTTTCTGTGTACCGAATCCGAAACGCACGTTAGCGTCCTTGTAGATAGTCATAGGGTTCAAGTCGTTATCTACACATGCCTTGTTGAACGCATTGATTTGTTCTTCGCTCAACGGTGAATCGTCAGGCAATGCTGGCTTAGGTGCAGGCTTCGCTGGCTGTGTCTTCTCGTTGTCAAGGTCAGCCCATTGGTTCTTAGTCCACAGGTTCAGTGAGATACCGAAACGCATGGAAGCATTACGCAAGAAGTCACCGATGAGTTCCTTCTCGTAGTCTCCCTTGTCAGCCTTGACACTGCCAACACCGAGGAGTTCCTTGCCGTGTACGGTGAGCCATCCCCACATGGTTGCTGTTCCGTTCTCAACATGGATAGCAGGACGACCTTGTGCCCAACCGCAGGGTTCCCATGACCAGTACGGGTCAATCTCAATGAGGATGCGGGTGATGTCTGCGTGTCCAACGAAGTCCAACTTGGTGCCACCCTTGGGTAGTTGCTGGACGATTGATGGGTCTGGCTTTGCGTAGTCCTTCAGGATGTTCCTGAGTTCCTCTGTTTTATTTTTGTCTTCCACTGTTGTTACCTTTCTTGGTGTTGTGTATGTGTAAGAAGTTTCCATTGTTATTCGCCTTTCAGACGGAGTGTTCGTGATGATGTGGACTTGACGTACTGTGCGTATAGGTCGGGGTTCTCTGACTGGAACTTCTTGGAGTCAAACCAGTCACGCTTGTATCCCTTCCATGTGGCAACTGTTGCCCCGTTGATTGTGGCAGATTCGTTCTCGCCAATCAAGTCACACAGTTCAGCCTTCAGCCTGTCTTCCATTGCTTTGTATGAGGACAGTTCGGACTTAACATGCTTTAACTGTGCAATGAGTTCTGTTGCGGATGGGTTCAGTTCTACTGTGTCGCCGTTGTAACGTGAGTAGCGGGTAGAGATTGTTTCGTATGTGTAGACAACGCCTTCGGGGTCCATGCCCAGTGCGATGTTGTTCAACCACTTAGCAGAGGCGGCGATGTGTTCTTGCTTCTCATCTTCGGTGACGTTTTGTTCCACGATGGTGAGGCGCAGGGTGTTGTCAAAGATTGCCCAGGTCACACGGCTTGCATCGGAACAGATGGCTTGCTGTACGCCTTGGATTTTCCAATAGTCAGGCAAGGTTCCTGAGTATTCACGGCTGGTTGTTTTGACTTCAAGGATGTGGCGTGTCTCCTCGTTCCAACCATCAAGGGTGGAGATAAGGTGTGCGCCTTCTTCATCGTCATAGCAGAACAGTTCATCGGGTGTGGTGAATGTGATGCCGAGGCGGTCACCTGCCCACTGGATGATGGTGTCTTCTAAACGGTTGCCTGTTTCCATAGCGGCGTTTGGTGGGATTGGTGTTGGTGCAATTCCTGACAGCAGTTCTGCTGCGTATTGGTCTTGCTTCACGAACGGGTGTAGCCCGTAGATGGCTGCTGCTGCACTAGCGGAGATGCGGCGGTTGCCGTTGTCATCTTCGTAGCGTTGGTTCAGCCATGCTTGTGAACCGTGTGGTGCTTTTGGTATGCGATACCGTGTGAAACTCATGGAGTTCCCCTTCCTTCTGTGTTATGTATAAATCACTTTACAGGCAGGGTGTGTCAAAGTCAATACTAAATTGTGATTTCTTTTGAGAAGGGTTGAAGAAACTGAATTGACCTGACCATACCGTTGGGAATGTTGATGATGTGGTCTATCGCATCGTCTGCGCCCCATGACTGGGCGACACTCGCATGATTGGAGAAACCACCTTCACCTGATGGCAGCAACCATCCGATTGTTTTCACTACATAGTCGCCTGTGTCTTCAATGTCGTGGGGGTAAACCCAAGACCCGCCTTCGTAGGCGTGTGCGTCAATCCATGTGACGAGAACTGGTTGGAAGTCAGTGTTCATTTTCTGCTGGCTCGCCTTCTGTACGGCACTCAGGGCAGTAGCGTCCTTGTGATTGGTGCCATGCTTCTTCGCAGGTGGGGCATACGTAGAGGTTGGACAACGAGGTCATGGCTCTAGGTTACTACGCCGCTTTATGGGTGGCGAGGAGTTGCTCTATTCGTGCTACAAGATTCACTAGTTGTTCTTCTTCTGGTCCCCGAACCACTACTTTTACTAGGAAATTACGGATGGCGATAAGGTCTGCGAGTGTCATAGGACTCGCCAGGTTATCAGTCAGGCTTAGTGATGTACGTTTCCACAAGGGTCAAACGGTTCTCAATTCTGTCAAGAGAATCCCGCAAAGACGAGCCACTGTTCGGGCGCATCTGCTCCTCAACGAACCTCATATCCTTCTCAATGCGCTTAGCCCAACGGTACGCAGGTAATAGCAAGCCACGGTGAATGACACCAAGGGAGGCGACTGCCGCAGCCACCATCCCTAAGACCTGGATGACGGTCACTTCCCGTCACACCACTGCCAGTGCCAGTGTTCAAACTCTGGCGACTTGATGTTGCTCCCTTGGAGGTAGAACCCGAACGTTGGTGCGTTCTCACACATCCACTTAAAGCCCTTCTTAGCCGATGCCATGCCGACAATGTTGCCACCCTTGCCTTCAACAGCAAGGTCAATGGCAAGTCCCCATCCGTGGTTAGAACCTGACTTACCTGTCGGGTCTGGTGCAGCCGATGGTGCCTTACCCTTCTTCAGAATCCAAGTCTTGCCGTCAAACTTACGGGTCACTGTGTTCTTCTTGCCGAGGCGTGGGTCGTTCGGCTTGGCTACTTCATAGCGGTCCATAAACATTGCGTACTGTCCGTCATAGGAACGATAGTCACCAATGTTGCGGAGTTGGATACCTGCTGCCATTGCTGCGTCATACATTTTATTGAACGCTTCGGCTGCTTCCTTGTACATCTTGCCGCCAGTCTTCACACCAACAAGAAGACTCTTGTCAAGGCGACCATTGATTTGACCTTTCAAACCAGTAGGTACTACTAACTTTTTATATGGGAGTGTCTTTGACATTTGTTTGTTCCTGTGTTGCTTTTGTATTGGGGTGGGTGTACTATTTCGTTTGCCTCAGGCGGAGTTCTTTTTCCCTTTCTCCTTCGCCTGGGGCTTTTACTATTTACTCATCAGTTGCGATATTGAATACGGCAGCGAGGATGAGAACGACAAGGGTTGTCACGCTAATCATCAGAGCCTTGGACAGTGTGGGTCCTGACAGGGTGATGAGAACTAGCCCTGTGCCTGATGCCCAGAGAAGTATGGAAACGATAACGCCTAGATATTTACGCATGGGTACAAATCTACCATTTCATTCGGGTCGTGGCGGCGGCTGTCATTGTGACTGCGGCTAGGGTGACGAGGGTTCTACGGGTGGATACGGGGACGTTGGAACCGATGGGTACATAGGTGTCTAGACCCCCGCTAAAGATGTCTACGGTATCTTCAAAGGCTTCTCGTACCTCTGTAGGGGCTTCCTGTACTGACGCTACGAGTTCTTCTAACTGGGTGTCTGTGAGTTCGTCTATGACGAGGGCTTCAAAGACCTGGGTTGCTTCTTCTTGGGTGATGGTCGCCAAGACTTCAGGGTCTAGGGCTATCTTTGTTGCTTCTTCTTCTGTAATGTTAGGGGGTATTGTTGATGTACTCGTAGGAATGGGAGTAGGTAATGTGGGTTCTGGAATGGGCGGCTGTGTTGTTGGCGGCACTGACGTGCTTGATGTCGTGGTTGTGGTGGAAGGAGCAACAGTAGATGTGGTGGTTTGAGGTGAAGTTGTGGCAGGCGCAACGGAGGTGGAAGAAACTACAGGGGCAAGGGTTGTCGTTGTGGTTGTGGTTGTCGCTTCTGTGGTGGTCGTCGTTTGTTCTGTTGTTGTGGTCGGGGGGACAGTAGATGTTGTCGTCGTTGTCGCTGGCAGAGTTGTTGTTTGGGGTGGCTCCGTGGTTGTTGCTGGTTGGGGCGTTGTTGTGGGCAACTCTGCAACGGTAGTTACAGCGCCCTGTCCGTAGCCCAGTTCATACTGCACATTCCATGAAGTGCCATCACGCCAAACATCGGGCTGCCAACAGCAAGTACCTGCCCGTAGACGGTACCTACCTGGCTCTAACTGGACAGACAAATAGGATTGCAAACCGTTGTAGTCATCGTTGCTGACAATCAGTTCGCCATCCTCTGTGTATAGCCACAATTGAGGGTCAGATGGGTAGCCTTCAGACTGGTAGGTCTGCGCTACGAACTGTGTTGTTTCTGTGTACTCAAACCAAATGTCTGTTGGTCGTGTGATGATTGGGTTTTCTGCTTTAGCACTGGATGACAGCAGTAAAGCAGAAGCAATAACCCCTATGAAAAGTAGTGCGGCTCTACTGAGCCTGGTCGTCACGCTTCACACCGAAGGCTGCGTCCACTTCATGTGCTTCTAACTTACCGTCAAGAGATGCCTTAGCAAGATTGACGAGTACGTCTGCGATTGCGTGGAAACCACCAAGGGCTGCTGAGTACCACAACGGGATGGACACGCCTGTGCCTACGGAGTTGATGATGCTAGAGCCTGTGATGATGGTAAGGCTGGACATGATGAACAGCGCAATGATGCGGCTTGCTACGTCCTTGGCAATTTTCAATGACAACATGGGGGTTCTCCTACTGGTTGACCCCTCCAGGTATGGCTAGATACTAGCAGGTTTAGTCGTGCTTGATAATGAAATTGATTAATGCCGATGGCTGGACGTTGCCGTGGGTGGAACCAACGCTGGAAGCACCAGATGTTCCAGTGAAGGCAGGGACATCAATGCTGTGTTGGTGTCGGACAGAAGCACCACTGGTTTGGATATCGCTGTCCGTAGTGAATTGTGGTATACCGCCACTGTCATAGGTGGTAGTCCCAGTTGGACCTGACTGGGTGTGTGTATGGTCAGGACTATCATCACCAGATGTGAAAGAAGCATGGTCGTGGTCAATGCCGTGGGTGTGGGCAGCAGTGCTAGTGGTTGAACCGAACTTAGAAAGTAATGCACCATCAAAAGGCGCAGAGCCTTTACCTACAAGGGTGTGACCTCTGAAGTCTGGGGTTGTCGCACCAACCAAAGTAGCCAATGCTGTGTAGCCAGTGGTGCTTGTACCGTCACAAAGCAACCACCCTGTAGGGGCTGTTGCACCTGCGTAAGCACTGATAGTTCCGACAGGTACAAGAGCATTGGCAACAGCAGTAGCAAGGTCTGCTAATGCCACAGTGCCGTTGACAAGGTTCGCAGATGCAACTGTGATATCGGTAGGCAATGCACCTGTAGCCAACTTGCTAAGAGCGATAGCGGCAGAGGCATTGATATCTGCGTTGACGATTGCACCGTCTGCAATCTTGCCTGATGTGATAGCCGAGTCAGCAATGCCGTCAGTTCCCACGGTTGCCCACTTGACACCACCGTCAGTCACTGTAGAGTCGGCAACCAAAACCTTGTTGTTATTGCCTGAACCACCAGTGGAAATAGTCTTAGGACCAGATGAACCATGAACAACGATGTCACCATTGACGGTGTACTTGGATACAAGTTCGTTAGCCTGGTTTGCTTCGGTAGCAGTGAACACAGGGTAAATAGTTGCACCAACATCGTGCGCTCTGTCTGTGGTGTCGTCCACGCCACGACCATTAACTGATGCTGACCACGCCGATGTAACAGCAGGGTCAACTACGGTCAACGTTGTAGAAGAAGCATAGATAACGCAAATCTTTTCTTCTTTGGCTGTGCCTGGGTCAACAACAACAAAGAAAGGTGTCCCACTTGTGGACCATCCAGACACTGCTGCTGAGAGAGTGATGCTTGTGGCGTTAGCGGCAAGACCGCTACCACCTAAAGCGTTTGATACTGCTGCACCTTTGTAAGACCTGCGTGAATAAGCCATTGTTATCTCCTAGTTTTCCACCGAACGCAAGGTTACAACAAGCGTCCCGTTAAATTGCCATGTGTTCCCCTGCGAATCGGACGCATCCCACTGCAAATCTTCCAAAATAACTGAGTGCGTAACCGAACCCATTTGCAAAGAGATGATGCGAGGAGAACCGATTAGACCGTCAAAGAATAATTGTTCTTCTTCTACGTCGTAGTAATACTCTTTCCCACGGACAGTTACCGACTGGTGAAGCAAGACGGGGATGACGAATACTTGTGAACGGAACGGTGCGGCATAGGCTCTAGCCATCCAACGAGTAAAGGTTGGTCCTGTTGAGGTGGCAGTAGAAGACCTGGCAAGAACGTACTTGAATTCTGCTTCAATGGCTCGTGTGTCGGAACCGTCAAAGGAGTTTTCAATGTCGTTGCCTGTGTCCCATACACCTACTTCTTGGTAGTCACCGTCGTCTAGTTTCAGATATGAAGTGATGGAGCCTACGAGTGGCGTGGAACGGGTGTCTATTTTGGCTACGAACTTACGGTCTGGGATACCCCAACGCCATGTGCCTGTTTCAATCTCCCCTGTAGCAACAAGGTTTGCTGTGTCTTCCACAATGACACCGACACCTGAGATGGTAAAGATGCGCTTGCCGCCAATGGATGCCACAGACTTTACTGCGCCTGTGCTGGTATACATGAGGTCTGTTGCGTAGGCAGGGGTGTTGGCTGCGGTAAACACGGACAGGTCTAAACGTCCAAGACCGCTAGACAAGCCGTCGTAGTTGGTGTATGCGAACCAAATGAAACGGTCATCAGATGCGAAGTCATTAACTGCGCCTGTGGTGGGGATAAGGGAGCCTGCGTTGAGGTTTGATTGTGCGTCGGTGCTACAGAAACGAACGCCCTTGTTGGAACCGAGAGCAATGAATCCAAGATAGCCGTGGATTGATGAAACTATTTCACCGACTGGTAGTTCAAGGGCTACAACAGGAACATCTAGTGTGCCATCTGCTTTGATGGTGATTTTATAGATGAGGCTTTTGTCCCCTGAATGTCCTGCTGCGTAGACAGCGTTTTGTCCTGCTGCTGCACCAACCCATCGGAATGTTGTGTCAGGGTTGTCAAAGAAAACGGTGTGTGAACCTGAACCAAGACCGATTTGGTAGAGGTCTTGGTCTACTGCTGTAAAGCCACGACCTTTTGCAAAACCAAAAGCGGAATAGGTTTGGTCATCTGTGCCTGATGTGGGGTAAAAGAATGTGGCAGTAGTTGAACCTGGTGTTGTGTACCAAATGTCGTTTCCTGTCCAAGCGATAAAGACGTTGGTTCCGTTGGTTTCTAAACCAGTTATAGCAGTGGTAGGCAACGTGGTGGGAGTTCCTGTTGTGATAGCGGTCCATGTTGGAGTGGCTGCGAACGGGTTACTAGAGAACCTGACAACACCATTGTCTGCTACATACAGGTATTCTGTCCCGCCTGATTCAACAACACAGGTAAACAAGTTAGTGCTGGCTGATTCCAAAGAACGTTTGGTTGCGTTAAGCAACGACAACTGACCCTTCACCCAAGGGTTAATGCCCTTAGACTTGTAGAACATATAGTCCTTAGATTCGGCAGTGTCAGCATACTGCTGACCCGCACCAAAATGCCACGAATCCTGACCACGCCTCCACAAACCACCAGGGTTAATAGCACCCTCACCAGGAGTAGTTGAATCATCCGTTGAATCACGAACACGCTGCTCATAACCACGTTTGAACTGACCTGATTTCTGGTCAATCATGTATGGACGACCATCAATAGCAACAGGAAAAGTGTGCGGCACTAAAGATGATGAGGCTGTACCAGAGAAATACGGTGGTGTGCCAACATACGGCAATGTGAAGGTGGTTACCGCCATTGCTTAATCCCTGTTTAGGAATGTTGGGTATTGCCTCATAAGTTTTGCTGCTTCAGATGTGATGCGGTCACGGCGCATACGCAACAAGTTAGTGATTGAGTTACTTACAGCACCTGATGGGACTTCATCGGAACGGCGGGTGTCGCCTTGTGATTCTGTAAAGTTGCGCTTAACTTCTCGTGGACCAACCAAACGAATCTGTGAACCTAGAATCAAGATGTCTTCACACGAAGTTGGAAGACCAGTGACATTCTGGATGTTTTGAGATTCGGATGTGACGTTGCTGAATGGTGTCTTGTATACAATAATCATACGCCCCGCACGTACCTGTTCATCAAAACGGACGGCATATCCAGTGTTGAAGTCATCATTGGGGAGGTCACGGATGAGGCGGCAACGACGTACCTTGATGTAGTCAGTTGAGATGTAGCGTAATGAAACTGAAATCAGGTCAATGATTTTGTCTGTTGTTGGCAGGTTGACCATGAGGTCGGTGCCGTTGTAGTTGAGTTCCAGGATTTTGATTTGGAACAAACCGTTCATTGGGCTTGCCAGGTCGTCCAGTTCAGCGTTCATCGCTTCAAGGATTTGTGCCCTTGGGAACTTGGGGTCTACAGTTGCGATAGAAGACGCAGCATGGGCGGCTGCTGTGGTGCCGTTCCAACCTCGCTCAACAGTCACAGACTTTGAACCAGCAGAGATTTCCCATACATACATGAGTTCGTTGTCTATTTGGATAACCCCACCAGGTCGGATACCGCTAAGGTCGTATTGAAATGTGACAGTGGTACCCGTTGCTGTAAGGGCAAGGGTTGTTTTGTTACGTTCTTCTACAGTGCCAGACATTAACTGGCGCACTGTCCTATCAATAACGGTACCGACTGTGGACATTTACTTCTTCTTAGCCTTAGCCTTACGCACTGGAGCCTTCTTGGACTTGTTCATCTTCATGCCCTTTTCCTTGGCTTCAGCCTTCGCCATAGCCATTCCCTTAGCGTTGTATGGGAATTCTTTTTTTCCGACCATTGGCATTGTTGCTCCTAATTGTTGAGGTGCCTACATCATAGCCGATACCATGTGAGGTTGGCTTCAAGTCGTTCATCCCCTGGATTTAACGCTAAGGCTTCAGCCCCGTATGCCCATGCCTGGTCGGTATCTCCAAGGTGGTAGCAGGCTAAGGCGGCAAGGTCGTAGGGTAGATATCCCCATGCTTCTTCTTCGCAGAAATAGTCGGTTGGTTTCTGTGCGGTGCGGAAAGCCATCTCGCAGGATGCCCGTGTTGATGTCCAGTCTTTACGTTCGTAGTAGACCTTGGCTAGTGCCACCCAGTTTTCTCTGCGGGTTGGGTCTTCGGCTACTGCTTTGTATAGGTGGTGTTCGGCTGCTTCGGGGCGCATCTGTGCTAGGTAACGGTGTGATGCTGCTCGTTCGGGGTTCCATTGTGCGATGGAGAGGTGCCGTGAGAAGTGGTGTTGGGCTAGGGCATATCGTCCGTGGAAGAAGTATTCACGGGCTAGGTAAAACTGGTGGCGTTCATCGTTGGGGTTTTCTTCTGCTGCCAGTTTCAACATGGGCAAGTATTGGGTGCGTGGTTTGCTGTTGTCAGGATGATGGTGGATTTCTAAACCATCTATATACACAGAGTTTTCTAATGCCACTGGTGTGAGAACTTCGTGGACTGGGTATTTCCATGTGTGGCTGTGTCTGGCGTGGATGCGTCCGATGGTGAATGATTGTCCTTCTGAACCATCGGCGTTGAATGTGGTGACGACCTTGTGCCTAACCATGTTGATATCTGGGGATAAGTTCTCTAATGCTTTACGCCAGCCAGGGGTTAGAACTTCGTCCATGTCTAAAGAGATACACAGGTCTATGTCATCTGGGAGGCAGGTAAGTGCGACGTTACGAGCATGGTCAAACCGCCACGGGTCAAACGTTTCTGTCTCTACAGTTACATCACAGTCCCACGCTATTTGACATGTATTATCCGTTGAGCCTGTGTCAAGGATTAACCGATAGTCTGCTTCCTTACAAGACTCAGCCCATCGTGCGACGTGCTTTGCTTCGTTCTTAGCGATTGTGTAGACCGCTATTTTCATAGCCCCTCCTAAAGATTCAAAACAGTTTGCTTGTTCCTAAAGAACCTTACCTGATTATCAAAGAAAGGTTTATCTGCGGCACTAACTGGTTCGGTGTAGTAGTCGTTAAACCTTTGGATGCCAGCGTCAAGTTCTGCCTGCTCCAATGCTTGCAAACCATAGGTGTCTTCAATACCGTGAATTTTGAACAGGGCTGACAGTGATGATGAAGCCATGCGTTTGAACACCATTGTTTTAATTGCGTCATCTAGGGCGGGGATGTTTGATGGTCGGACACGGGCTGTCTCGCTACCTGCTAGGTAGTTGCTGATTTGCATAGGAGGCAAGGATGCTAGGGCTGTGCGTTCATCGCTGGTGAACCCAAGGAAATCAAGGAATGTCTTGGCTGCTACTGCTGCTTCGTCTGTGCTGTTGAATGGTTCTTCTGCGAGGACTGACCATTCGTAGATGAGGCGCATGGTTTCCTGAAGTGTACGCCCCGTAACGGGTGCGATGCTGTTGTTGACTTTCTGTTCGGCAAGTTGGGTCTTCCCTGTTGCCTCTAAATAAACCAAATACCCAGCGTTGTTTAAGTTCAGCAACGATTCGTAAATAACAATCTGTGTTACTTCATCAATGACGATTTGGTGGTTGTCATCGGTAAACTGCCAAGGACCATACGCACCACGATGGCATCGCCAGTCTCCACCGTCAATAGGTATTGACTTTGCAAAACTGAATGTTCCAAGATTTGCATCTAATGGTCGGTTATAAATGTCAATGATGCGTTCAAGCGGGCAGAGATTGAGGACTTGGACTGCGCCATCGCAAAACACTGTGAGGTTGTGTAGGGGTAGTTTCTGGAATGGATGCACCCATGCAGCGAGAAGTGTCCCGTCTTGCAGGACAAATACGTCAATGAAATCAACTGATTCGTTACCTGTTGGTGTTTGAATCCACACGTCTAGTTCACTTGCAAACTTAGGGAGTTTGTCAAGGATGAAAAAACCTCTGTGCGTTGTGAGGATTGTTGTTGTGAATGGCTGTGTTTGAATCATGGTGCTAAGTCCGAACTTGCATAGTATTGGAAGTAGACACGACCTGGCGAACCAGACGCACCTCCTGCCCCGTTTCCACCAACACCATAGTTCCCCCCACCGTTTGAACCATCGCCAACAGCACCATCGCCGCCTCCACCACCGCCGAAGGTCCCACCGCCGTATACGCATGATGATGGTCCACCACCTGCGCCACCGTAATCAGGTGCAGCACTGCCACCGCCGCCAGCATTGCCACCGCCGCCGCCATATCCCCAACTGACAATGTTGCCGTTTTTGTCAATAGCGCCAGTGTTTGTACCACCCAAGTTTCCTGAACCACTAGAGCCAGCACGACCAGTAAAAACATCTCCTGTTGGTGCGTTTCCTCCAGCAGCAGAAACAGAAAGATTGGAGATAGACGATGACCCTCCAGCACTGCCAGCACCGCCACCAGCACCGACCACAACAGAGATTGCGGTGCTTGAACCACTAGCAAACGTCAAAGTCGCAGATGAATAACCCGCACCGCCACCACCTCCACCACCATTACCGCCTGCTCCTGCACCAACTAACTGGACAGAAGTAATTGATGGGACAACAATAGAACCGCCAGTAGGGGTGACAGTCGGGATAGTGATGTTCCAAGTGCCTGATGCTGTCTTGCTGAATGTTTGCTTCGCCCATGTAACGAATGAAGACACCGATGTGGTGGTTGTCCCGATAGCATTGGTTGCGACACAACGAAAATAGTATGTTGAGTTTTCATCTAAGCCAGTGATGTTGGCATATGAAGAAACACTTTGCCCAGTAATCGGTGTAGTAGCAGCGTTAACTTCTGAGTACGAAGAAAAGTTATTGGTTTTGTTGTACTGAAACTTCACTGTTGTTGAGTAGAAGTTTGCGCTAACAGTTGCGTTGAGTGTCGCTATGGATTGGTTGAAGTTACTTGCAGCCGACAAAGATACAGTTGGTGCCAGTGCAACAGACGAAGCAATAAACCCGTGTCTGATGGGCATTACGAACTCAAATCGCCAATAAGAACATAATCGTTAGAGCCAACACAGAAAAGTGTTGCTGCTGAATATCTGTCACGGAACTTAGGACCAGGAGTTCTGTTCATTGTCACGCCAGTAGAAGCAACGGTTACTTGCCCTGTACCAATTTGTAGCAGGTCAATAGCCTGACCAGCAGACAACGCTGTAGAACCATCCACTGTCACCGTTGTTGCAGACGCATTGCTTAGTGTCACCATTTTACCAGCGTCACTAGACAAAAGTGTGTATGTCGTACCTGTTTGTGCGTTTATGGTTTGAGCAGTTGTAAACGTTCCTGTTGGACCAGTTGCGCCTGTTGCACCTGTAGGACCAGTAGGTCCTGCGACAGTTGAGTCTGCACCCGTTGGACCCGTTGGACCTGTAGGACCCGTCGCCCCAGTAGGTCCCGTAGGACCTGGAACTGTTGAGTCTGCACCAGTAGCCCCAGTCGGACCAGTTGCTCCCGTGGCACCAGTTGCTCCCGTAGCACCAACCGCACCCGTCGGACCTGTAGGTCCTGTAGCCCCTACCGCACCAGTGTCACCAGTAGGACCAATAGGACCTGTGCTTCCAACAGCACCAGTAGACCCCGTAGCGCCTGTCGGTCCCGTTGAGCCTGTCGTTCCTGTCGCTCCTGTCGGTCCTGTAGAACCCACAGCGCCTGTTGGACCCGTACTTCCAGTTGGTCCTGTTGGTCCTGTTGGTCCGACAACGGTTGAGTCTGCGCCTGTAGCACCTGTTGGTCCCAAAGGTCCCGTAGGTCCTGTAGAGCCTGTGGACCCAGTAGCCCCTGTTCCTCCAGTTGCTCCTGTTGCGCCAGTAGGTCCTGTACCGCCTGTGGGTCCAGTAGAACCTGTCGGTCCTGTATTTCCTGTCGCACCTGTTGCGCCCGTGTTTCCCTGTGGTCCTGTCCCACCTGTAGCCCCTTGTGGTCCTGCGTTGGAAGAACCAACGACTGTAACAACATTGGATGTTATCAGCCCAGTTGTCTCAACTG